GACCCACATTCTGGACAACCGCCATAGGGGATTTCTCCTGAGTAACCACAGTTAGCACATTCATCTAAGGGAAAATTGATCCCAAAGTATGGCACATCATGTTCCATCGCAAAGTCAATTACCTGTTCCACAGCTTTGAGGTTGTGAATTGCAGTACCATCAAACTCTACGTATACGATGTTGCCGCCACTACCAAGTTTCGCATATTTGGATTCTAATTCAATTTTATCAAATACATCCATATCACACCAAACTGGCACGTGTACGCTATTGGTTAAATATTCGTGGTCTGTAACGCCAGGCATCTCACCAAAGACTTGCTTTAGTTTCTTCATAGCCGTATAGCAAGTATTCTCAGCGGGTGTGTGATAAGCGACAAAGTTTAAGTTATTTCTTTCGCTGGCTTCTTTAGCAAACTCAAAAATACGATTAACCATTTCATACAAGAAGTCAGCAGCTTCTTGACTTTCTCCATGGTGCTTGCCAAACAGGGCGATTAATGTTTCTGCCCATCCTAACTGACCAATAGCTAAAGTACCATGTTTTAATACTTCATAAACAGAAGCATTATCATCATATTCATAGTCTGCACGCCAAGCATGGTTTACATACATTTCGTATGCGTTTTTCATTTTCTGTTTGAACATAAGATTGACTCGAATCAAAAGAGATTCTTCAGCTTTTTGTAAAAGATATTCAAACTCTTTTTTAAATCCTTCTAAATCAGGTTTTTCTCGTTTTCCTTGACAAATACCATATTTGATACCTAAAGATACGGGGATAATAGTATGTGGCGCTAAGTTGCCTCTACCAATTCTATTATATGGATGTTCTTTATTAAAACGGTCAAAGCCATTTTGAGTACGACATCCCATTGCCGTTAGCCAAGTATCAGGATTGTCTGGTTCGCCATGGTCGTTACTACAATCACAGTTTACAAAGTTTGGAGTCAGTCGCATTGCTGCACATTTGATGGCTAATAACTTCAAATCATAGTTTGGATCTGTTGGATAGAAGTTAATTCCTTTTTTGATTTGGAAACAAAGAATAGGGAACGCTGGCGTAGTATGATGTGGACCAACACCATTAATCATAGCTTCCAGCAAATGTTTTGTTACCGCACGACCTTCGGTAGACGTATCCAGTCCAAGATTTAAAGAGCTAAATGGTAACTGACTGCCAGGACGACTCTGTAAACTAGCTAAGTTGTGAATGAGTGCTTCACATCCTTGATATAATTCTTCATTTAGTTCTTTCTCAATTAAATAGTCCATATCTTGAACATTGAGTTTTGTTTTTAAGTAGTCATATTTCTTTTGTAGTCGTTGTTTAGACTTTGCTACATATGGTGCTAAATCTCTATCAATATGTCCAGAGGCAATGCCGCCGAATTGACACTGACTGAGAATCTGGAATATTACTGCAACCTGTTGACAAGCTGTATAGAAACGAGAGGGTTGTCTCAGTTGAAGCTGTCGAGTTTTTAATCCGTGTTTTAAAATATATTCTAAATCCGTAGTTAAACAGTTATGCTGCCCTAGCGCAAATCGGGATAAGTCATGGAGATATAACTGCATATTGCGGTGCAAGTCAGCGATCTCAGTTGGCATAAATTCACTCAAGGCAATTTCTTTCCAAAGATCTTCACTTGCTTCATACATTCTACCAGAGAAAGAATTTTCATCTAAGTTAGCATTTGCTTTTGCATTTGCTTCGTCTGGTACTAAAGCACGTTTTCTAATAATATCTTGATATTTGGCAAGTTTAGCTCGTTCCTGTGCACGTTCAGCTCGATATAAGATATATGCTTTTGCAATATCTGGTCTGTGCACAATTGACATTAGTTCAATTTCAACCAGGTCTTGGATTTCCTCAATGTCAATTTCATCTCGTTCATAATCTTCCAGTAGAGCTTTAATATCATTGGCGACTTCCCACGCTTCTTCAGCAAAATCATTTTCGCCAATACTTGCCGCAGCTTGCATAACGGCAGTCTTAATTTTTTTTGATGCAAAATCTTGTAGTGTTTTATTCCTCTTGATTACTTTCAAACTTTTGTTCTCCCTTCATTATTTTCGGTGGATTAGCAAAAATATTCTATAATTGTTCATGTAAGATTGTATTGCTAAATATGGTATCTTCTTTATTCTCATATACATAATTATAAATGATTTGTGCACTTGGAATGTATTCCCACCACAAATATAAAAAGTTTTGTTGTTCACCAATTCTCATTGTACGTTTGGTGTGCGGCAAGATGCCTTTTAATTCCCGCTCAAATAGTAACTTGAGATTCTAAAAATGTTCCCAAGCTAATTGTGAATTACCCTATATCTTAAAGCATATACGCTTCATTTTCTATCCTCGCTTAAAATATTTGAGCTTAAATAACTGACCACCAACGTCGAAGATACCTTGTAAGAAATACTTCTTTAGTTCCTTAGGAATAACCCTAGGAATGGCCCTAGCCAGTCTCACACCATCCTAGCGCATAGTATCAATTAAATCATAAAAAGCATCACTTTCAATAATTATTTTGCGCTAATAGTCATAAAAGGTATTGTGTGTAATATATGTAATATGCGTATCTTTCTTGATAAACCATATTAGTTTTCTTACAAATGGCTCCATTTCTGGTGGCATAAACAAAAAGACAACTTTTTTACCTAGGGGATTAATATCAAGACGGGCATTGAAGAATAAAACTCCTAAAAAGTATGCATTGATTGGTTTCATCTTGGGAGAGAGCAATCTCTTTAGAGTAATATCTGCATCATATACTTTAATCATACCCCAATTAAAAATACCCTTGAGGCGGCGCATGCGCTACAGTCTTTCTATTTCAATAGGATAATCAAATTCGGCTAGACATTCCTATAATAAACAAGGTGATTTCTAGTATAGTTCCAAAACTGCTTCGCAGTCATTTTCAACTGTCAAATATTTGCGTTGTTTAATTGGTATTGTCTTGTCAAATCGAATATATTCCCAAACCGTTGTTCTTGATAGGCCATATTTAGCACCTAAATCAGTTAAAGGTGTAAAACTATTTTCTTTCAGTGCTTCAATAATTTTTTTCTTAATTTTATACTAACTTATCTGCCTTTGCAATAACATACCTCCTAAACGCACAAAAGGACGGTTCAAATATTTATATCTGATACCGTCCTCCTTAATTTCTTTAATGGCGGAGAGAGAGGGAGTTGAACCCTCGGAGCAAATTTCTTCACTCACTCGCTTAGCAGGCGAGCGCAATCGACCTCTCTGCCATCTCTCCAGATATGTATGGTTGCGCGGCCCAGGATCGAACTGAGATCTTGAGGATATGAGCCTCATATGCTACCTTTACAACACCGCACGATAATGGCGGGACTAATGGGAAGTCGAACCCATACCTTCAGTGTGACAGACTGATATGCTATCCTTTACACCATAGTCCCAAATGGTCGGAGCGACAGGATTTGAACCCGCGACCTTCTGATCCCAAATCAGACGCGCTACCAAACTGCGCCACGCTCCGTAATGGCAGGAAGGGAAAGATTTGAACTCTCATCTTTCGGTTTTGGAGACCGATGTTTTACCGTTAAACTACCTCCCCACTATTAAAATTCATCGTTTTGATCAAACCCTTGTTTTGCCAACTCTTCATGTATTTCTGCATGACAATTCATACAAACTAAAATACATTTTGCAGCTTCAGCACGCAAATCATCTAAATTACGGTTAATCTGTTTAAAAATACCAAAATCTTTCTAGGTTGGATCAGTATGATGAAAACTTAGTGCCCAAATTGATTTATTATAACCACAACGAACACATTTGCCACCAGCTTCTTTAATTAACATTTCTTTAATTGCTCTTCTTTTAATGTTCATGTTTTTGGCATGATTTTTCTTGTCTTTGCGGTCAACGTAAGGTGAACATTCATAACAATATTTACGTGTCCAACCACCCTAAGTAATTTCAAATTCTTTACCGCAAATCTAACAAATTCGTTTATCTCCAACTTTTGCTGTCATAAATATTCTCCTAAACTTTAGAAATTATAGTTTACATTGCTCCATCTACTGGATTCGAACCAGTACGACAAAATTAACAGTTTTGCATGCTACCATTACATCAAGATGGAACAATGTAAACTACTAAGTAAATGGTGACCCCTAGGGGATTTGAACCCACTGATTGCCGCCGTGAAAGGGCGGTGCCTTGCCACTTGGCTAAGGGGCCATATGGTGCGAGATAAGAGATTCGAACTCTTATGCCGAAGCGCTTGATCCTAAGTCAAGTGTGTCTACCAATTGCACCAATCTCGCACATATTATAACAATATTGAATTTTTGTAATTGTCATATTCTTCTTTGGTTATAAATTCCCATTTATAACCATAAGCACTTTTTCTTTTTTCTTTACATACTTCTGCTATATGGCGACGAGGTTTTTGTATACTTTCACTGGCGGCAGCAATAGTTAGAAAAACATCTAAAATTTCTCCTGTTTCTTTATCTAATTTTGCAACCGGCTTTCCATATTTTTCTATCTACTTATCCTTGCCTCTCTGAATCCTCTCTTCTTTTGTAATACCTCTTGCTTTCAATAGGTTATTGCATATTGTGACTTCACAACCAACAATCTCACAAATTTCTTGAACACCTTTTCCCTCAAGAAATAAGTTATAAATCTTGTCATGATCATATTGAAGCCTACCTTCTCCACCCAAAGTTGCATTATAACCATGCCGATAAGAATCATAATACGCAATCCAATACTATTCTCTCTCTTGCGGCTTAGTAGTTTCTTCAACAATTTCAATATGAAAATGTTCTTTACCATATTTTTGAATTGCAGAATATAGTGGACGATGTCGCATAGAACCTTTTGTTGCATCGCTCAAGTGTAGTTTAAATCTCTACTCGATTGAGAAGCTTGTCCAACCAATGTAAACTTTGCCATTAATATCGTTTGTAATCTTATAGATGTATGCCATTAAAACGGCTCCTTTCTGTATATGTGATAATATGTAAATGGTGGTCGCAGAAGGTGCTGACCCTTCACTCTGACGCTTATAAGGCGTCTGCTTTACCGTTAAGCTACACGACCGTGGTGGGCAGTGATGGATTCGAACCACCGAAGCCTAAGGCAGCGGGTTTACAGCCCGCCCTCGTTAGCCACTTGAGTAACTGCCCTGGAAGAGGGTATCCGATTTGAACGGATGGAGCCTTTCGACCCGCTTGTTTTCAAGACAAGTGCATTAAACCGCTCTGCCAACCCTCCATAAAAATCTGTGCTTATCCCTTTTCGTTCACACAGAACATGTCCTCCGGCTCCTCGCTTATTGGGAAGAGGAAGTAAAAG